ATGGTCCGGGATTATACTGTAACATAGGAAACGCCCTCGCCATCAGCGGATGCGACGATCGAAATCAAGTTCGCATTGCTAACTGGCAGGACTACCGATGCATCCGGTTTGAGCTTCACGCCATAGGACGTCGCGCTCGTACCCGGCCCACCGAGGTAAATCGGGCCAGTGTTCGTGTCCAATGCGATGACCATAATTTCGCGGCACGGCACATTCGGCAACGTGGATTCGGTATTTGCGGTTGCTACAGTAACGACCCCATGCCCGACTTGGTTACTACCCGGGATGCGAACGTTGGATGCTCCATCCTGACCTTTCAGGACTTCGTATCGGTCAGCAGTTGGGTTGTAATACTGCGGCGCTGGCATACTCTGTGCGGCCTTTGCTAGAGGCTGTGTCACTTCCGACATTCTCCATGACCTCCCATATATAAATTAAAAGGCAGAGCGCTTTGGCCCTGCCTTCAATAATCAGACGATTAGTTCGTCTTATGTGTCCAATTAGCCGTTCAGACGATCGACAGTCGCGACTGCCAAAGCTTCCGGACGAACTGTTTTGGCACCGTACAGGTGAAGACCCTTCACGGCATCTGCGAAGCGCTTCTCTGGACGATAAGCTTCAACTTGGTTGATTTGCTCAGCGTAAGAGATCGCCATCGAAGTACCAGCCATGATTTTGTACTTGGCACCTGCAGTGTTTGGCACGTTGTTGGATTTCAGGATGTTGAATCCAGCGGCGGCACCAACTTGGCCGTTCATCAAAGTCGTCACACCTGCAGTCGTACCGTTCTTAGTGAAACGGTCGTCTTTCAGCATCAGACCATGGAACCAAGCTGGGACGATAACCCAACGGCCATCTTCCGGAACGTTTGCTTCGTCCAGTTTAACGGACAGGTCTACCAGCAGTTCGTATGCGGCGCGCTCGTCAGCCAGTGCGGCTGGGGTCGTGTCGTCACCGATCGTGTTGGCAGGGTCAGCATCCGTGTAATGGGAGGCGATGAATTGGTCAGCTGTGTTACGCAGAGCGTAAGCGGCCTCTTGCATCGCTTGTTGCATTACCTTCGGATTTTGCTGTGCTTGGTCGATGTCGTCAACTTGGAAGTTGAAGTACTTCGACTCTGTGATCTGCAGGGTGCGGGTTGCATCCGTCAGAGTCTCAGGGTCTTCGATGTTCGTGTTCTTGGTGTAATCACCAATCGTCACGGCACCGATCGAGTTGATTTTAACCGTATCACCATAAGCGGAGATTTCGCCTTGGTAGTTACGGTTGACGACGCCCTCTTGGCCGTATACGAGGGACTTTTTCAGGGAAACGAGCAATTGAGCCGACCAGATAGTCGGAATGAAGTTGCTCAGAGCAAACTTCTGCAAATCCATTGCCTTTGCGAACATGAGGTTTGGCCCCTTTCAATTTTTATGGTTATTTATTCTTCGAGAGGAATTCCATGATCTCGTCCATGCGTTCCTCAGCTTCCTTAGTCGACATGTTACGAATGACATCCATTGTAAGGAGCTTTTTGTCGGGGTCGCCGGAAAACTGATTCCCGCCCTTGGAGGGAGCAGTGGTTTTCCCCTTAAGTTCCGGCAGGTCGGTCAGAACGGATTCAAGTTTGGCCTTGAGTGCCGCCGAGTCGACTTGTCCTTTGTCATCCACTTCCACGTCGCTGATGTCCGCCAGTCTCAGCAGGTAGTCGACCTTTTCAGGTTTGACACCCAATGTGACCGCTTGGAGTTTAGCCTCCGTGGTCCGGAGTACGGAATTCGCACGTTCGAGGGCCTTGTCACGCTCCGTTTGGAGGGCGGTTGCCTTCTCACGTTCCTTCTCAAGCTCCGTTTTGGATTTCTCGATATTCTCTTTGTGAGAATCGATAATCGATTTGAGGGCCTTCTCATCGTCAAGACCGAAACCTTTCAGCATCTCCTTGAGTTGCTTCTTGGATTCACGGCCAACACGACTCATGAAGCTTGCCTCGTCCGGGAATACTGCGAACGGTTGTTTCTGGCTTTCGCCTCCAGCACCGCCCTGTGGGTCTCCGCCCGTCGGATCTCCACCACCGTTATCACCGCCATCGGGGGCTCCACCTTGATCGGCGTCGCTATTATCACCCTCGGCGAACAGTTGCAGGTCCATTGCTTTAGCTCCAGTGAGCCATTTGAATTCGAACATTTTCGTTTCCTCCCAATATTTTGTACCGCGACTTGGTATGCCGCATCCGGACTGCGAGGCCGTCCGTTGGCCGTGTATGATAATCACTGCGGGTCACGAATCTTGATGTACTCTGGGTATTGCTCGGCCACGGCTTGGAGTCCGAGTGCCGCAGTCTGCATGATTGCAGATACTGCCGCGCAGACAATGTCTTGGCCGACTGGACCCGAATTTGCATGACCCACAGCGTAGATTTCCATTTCGCCATTTCTGGATCTGATGGAAACTTCAATCATAGTTATGACCCCCTTTGGATCTAGTAAACATAGTAATTGGGGTTGTTATATTTGTTCCCGGTTATAATCTCTGCGTCGACCAGATTCGGCGATGAATTTGCGCTGGACTGCCTGCCAATTCGAAATTTGGGTCTTGGCTTTCCTGCGTTCCTGTTCTGTGACTGCGACGGCCAGCCGTTTCTTCCATTTGCGGATCATGCGCTCGTTGTATCTCTGCCGCTGGCGATCCTCATATGCCGTAGGATCTACCTTCGGTTTGATTCTCCGTGTGTATCCGGCATGGTAGGCGGCGTACGTATGGCCACAATTAGGATGGAACAGCCCCGCCCCAATCGCTTCGTTCAGGGAGGCGTGTTCCGGGTCGTTCCCTGATACGGATAGCACACGGCCCTCCCATGGGCGGCAGGTCGGACATTCGTCGGGGTGATCGGAGACCATTACGAGGTCGTGCCCATATTCGGCCATACGATCGATTGTGCCCTGTGCGGATGCTCGAATCGCGGCGGTGCGGAGTGCCATGTCCGAATAGGATGCCATATCCCATCTGCGGCCACGCTTATCGACGAATCCAGACACGCCCTGATCGGCAAATTGGTTGAGGGCTCTCTGAATTGCCTGCTGGCGATTGACTGTCCCGGCGATGAGTTGTGCGGCCACAGAACTGACCGTTGATCGGTAAAAATCGGCTGTGGATCTGAGGATTTGGACCTTCTGGGCCCGGAGATCAGCGACGATGGATGTTGCCAGTGCTTCTACTGCGGCCACGTTGATTGATGTGCCAATCATACCAACTGCTGTAGCCCTGCCGACCGTACCAACATCGATATTCAGTTCATTGCGGATCTCAACGAAGTCTGCATCGACTTCCTTCTGTGCCTCGTCATAGGCTTTGATCAGTGTGTCCCTGACAATCTTGGCCTGTTCGTCCTGAATCGCATCCAACTGGCGATCCAAATCGGCCTGCAGATCCCGAATTTGCTTGAGTTGTTGGGCGGCAAAGTCGTTGTCCTCAATTCCCTTACTTAGGCGGCGGGCGACAGTGGCTAGAATATTCGCCTCGATGTCCTCATACAATTTGCGGAGTACGATGGCCCGATCCCGTTCGAATCCCGGTGCATTCGGCATATGAATCCCTCCCAGACATAAATTTAAGAGGCGATTATTTCGGTTCGCCCCGGACCGCCACGAGCCTAACCTTATCGATCGTTGTGGTCACGACCGCCTAGGAGGAGGAACACAGTGCCATAGCATTTGCCCCTGCCATGGTGATTGCTATCCGCTCGAATCTAGTCACGTGGACCCAGTCGAGTTTCCGTGTCCTCTTTGGGGAGGTTAGGCGTAAGAATCTATCAAGGCAGATCTTGGAGGTCCTCGCTCTCGGGGATCGGCGATTCCTCTGGCACCTGAGTTATGCCAGTTTCATCGAGAATTCCCTGAACCTCCTGATCGACTTGATCCTCTGTCCAGTCTGGATGTAGCATCCGGACCTTAGTCTTAATAGTAGCCGCTTGTGCTCGGCTGATGACTTCCACAGATTCGGCAATGGCCATGAAGTCGTGACTTGCTCCGTCGGCGAAGGCCACCTGCGGGCGGAAGACCTCAATGCCAGAGTTGAACACCTCTTTGTCGATGATCAACATCATTTCGAGGATGTCCTCAATGGCGGTCTTGAAATAGCGCTCCTTCTTGTTCTTGGTCATGTACGATCTGCGCTCACGGATGTTGAGTGCTGTACCTGACTCTGCCCGACCCTCGATGTTGAGTCCAAATGTCTGCGGCGAGTATCCAGCCGAGGCGACGATCCGATTCATCAATTCGAGTGCTGTGTTCAGATGTTGCTCCGTGCGGATCTGGAACTGGTTGAGCGTGATGCCCATGCTGGAGGCGGAGAGTGGATCGACGTCGAGTGTGGTGAACACTTCATTGTCAATGTCGAATTTGGCCGCTCCGGATGCTGGGTCACGATCGAGCCACG